ATTCCTGCTACTACAACAATCTATACAAGAAACGGTTGTCCCTATTGCACAAAAATAAAAGAGGTGTATAATATGAATCGATGGAGTTACAACGAGATGAAACTTGATGTTAACTTCGGACGCGATGCATTCTATCAAGAGTTTGGTCGTGGTGCTACCTTCCCACAGGTAATCATTGGTGGGCAAAAAGTTGGTGGATGCACCGACGCTGTAAAACATCTACGAGAAGGCAAATTCCTGTAATGAAAATCAGAGACGCTAACGAATTGTATGAGTTGATCGAGAGATCAATCGATGAGGCATTCGAGAAGAAGCGTTTCCTCTTTAACATGTATGGGTATCTCAAGGGAGCACAGTATACTCGTAAAGAAACTACTAACTTCATTGAATCCCCTACTGCAAACTCACTCAACGAAACCGTCCTAGATCTGGACGCATACATCAAGGGAGGAGACAAAGTATTGCGTGAAGCATACGGACACATCCCTAAACCAGAAGCAAGAAAGATCAGGAAGTATCTCTACACAATTCTAGAAGATGCATGGAAGTATGAGAGAGACCGACGACCTGGTCGTAAGCAGGCTAAATAAAAACAGCAGTATTAGGAGTAACCTATGGAAGATCTATCTTTTCTTTATATCTCCTTCTTTCTCACGGTTGGTAGCTTCATTGTCGGATTTTTGGTATCATGGAATATCAAAGCAGCATTCGATGAGTGGCAAGAAAAAGCAGACTATGCTAAGATAGTTATGCACCCAGAAATGTATGACGAGGATGGTAATTTCCACCAAGGAGATCTATTCTACTTGCGTTTAACCGAGGAAGATGATACAATTACTGACACTGATGATTAATCATGCAAAAACTATTGATATGTGAGGTCTTACAAAAGGCTCACTCTGCTAAGACAAAGGCAGAGAAGATTAAAATTCTTCGTGATAATAACAGTCAAGCACTACGCACAATGTTTATCATTAACTTTGATGAGACCGTTGTGCCAAGAGTGCCACTCGGAGAGGATGTACCTTACCGACCCAACGAAGCACCGATGGGGACTGAGCATACTAACTTGCTTAATGAAGCAAAGAAAGTATACTACTACTTTAAAGGTGGAGCAGACAATCTTTCTAACATGAAGGTTGAGAATATGTTTATTCAACTACTGGAAGGTTTGTATAAAGATGACGCTGTTGCATTCATTAAGGCAGTCAACAAAGTATTACATAAGAAGTATCGTATTACCAAGGCGGTAGTATCAGAAGCATTTCCAGAAATTAAATGGGGTAACAGATCTTGAGCGTCTATATTGATCCAAGAAAAACTAAAGAAGTTAAACAAGAAGAAGTCGAAGCACCTCGGACTGAGGAATGGATGGCGAAGATTGAGAAGATGGACAACGAAGAGTTGGGTCGCAAGATTGCAGCAGGACTTGGTTACCTCTTGATATCTCCGCTTGTTTTTATGCTCCTTTGGAATTGGATCATGCCAAGTCTCTTCGGTCTAGCAACCCTAGGTTATTTGAAGTCACTTGGACTCCTTTTACTTGCACGACTAATTTTTAAGCATGACTAATAAAGTTTGTCTGATTAGTGTCACCCCTGACGCAGAGAAAACTATGGGATACGTTGCTCGTGTGAGTAACCCTAACAATCAAGACAATCCAAACGTAGCAGGACTTCTGTCCTACTGTATCAAGCATCAGCATTGGTCTGTGTTTGAGCAGGCACACCTGACACTAGAGATCAATACCTCTCGTGCTATTGCAGCACAGATATTGAGACACAGGTCATTTACATTCCAAGAATTCTCACAACGCTATGCAGCAGTTGAGAAAGAGATTCCTGTCCCTGATCTACGTCGTCAAGACGATAAGAATAGACAGAATAGTATCGATGATGTGCCACAAGAAGAAAAGTATTTCCTACAAGGTAGGATTGCACAGTATTTTAATGAAGGAGTAGATTTATATAACGAGTTATTGAGACACGGAATTGCTAAAGAGTGTGCTAGAATGGTATTACCTTTATCAACCCCCACTAAGATATACATGACAGGATCAGTCCGCTCATGGATTCACTACATAGATTTACGGTCTGCTCATGGCACACAAAAAGAACACATGGACATTGCAAATGCTTGTAAGAAAGTATTCATGTGTCAATTCCCTATCGTCGCTAAAGCACTTGAATGGTGCGAAGACTGTGGGTGTCCCGATGAGTGGGACGATTTACAACCGTGTTTAAGGATAGACTAATGCCAATCTACAATGTGAAAAACAAAGAGACAGGAGAGAAACAGGAGTTTCAGATGTCTATCTCTGCATACGAAAAGTGGAGAGAAGACAATCCAGACTGGGATAAAGACTGGCAAGCAGGTATCGCAGGGACAACCTACGGTTTACCTAGACAGACTGACGGATTCAAAGAAGTCATGTCCAAAGTCCAAGCAGCACATCCCAAAGCAAACCTTAGCCGTTACACCTAATGCCAGGAAGGAAACAAAAGACACTAGCAAACATTCCAACTAAGGTCATGCGGAGAAAGAAACCTATCAATCTCGAGCACCTTAAAACCATTGAGCCTCTTACTGAAAACCAAGAGAAGATCTGGAAAGCATATGGTGAGGAGCAGAATCTTGTGCTCCATGGAGCAGCAGGGACTGGTAAGACATTCATCTCTTTGTATCTTGCATTGAAGCAATGTCTTGACCCATCATCTAAGTATGAGAAATTATACATGGTGAGATCTCTTGTGCCTACACGAGAGATTGGTTTCCTACCAGGTGACCATGAAGATAAGTCAAACCTTTATCAGATTCCTTATAAGAATATGGTAAAGTATATGTTTGAGATGCCAGACGATAATAGTTTCGAGGCATTGTATTCTAATCTTCGTGCTCAAGAAACAATAAGTTTCTGGTCTACCTCTTTTATCAGGGGTACAACATTTGATAACTCAATCATACTAGTGGATGAGTTTAGTAACTTGAATTTTCACGAGTTAGATAGTATAATTACTCGTGTCGGCACAGACTGTAAGATTATTTTCTGTGGCGATTACTTTCAATCAGATTTAGTAAGGTCTAATGAGAGAGAAGGTATCTTAGACTTCCTTAGAATTCTAAAACAGATGCCATCCTTCACCTGTGTGGAGTTTGGTATCGATGACATCGTGAGGTCAGGTCTTGTTAAAGAATACCTCGTATCTAAAATACAACTTGGTTATTAATTATTATGTTTAATTATGTGGGACCTCCTTGCGAGATCCCTGAGTTAGAATCACGCACCCTAGAGCAGGGTAGATTCTACAAACTTGACACCGTTTGGGTGCCATCTGTGACTACTGTCATAGGTCATCAATCCAAGGCAGGTATCATGGAATGGCAGAAGCGTGTCGGTTTCCATGAAGCAGAAAAGATTCGTATGAAGTCTTCATGGAGGGGGACAAAGTATCACAACCACGTTGAAAGGTATTTAAGAAATGAAAATGTTGAGGCACATCAGAAAGGCGAAGGTCTTACCAACTACCTTTTTAGGGCTGCTCGTAAGGATCTTGATCGTATCTCTGATATCCATCTTATTGAAGCCCCTCTTTATTCTAACAATCTATTCCTTGCTGGCCGTGTTGATTGTCTTGCTCACTTTGATAACGAGCTTGCTGTAATTGACTTCAAAACTACAAGAGAGTTGAAGAAACCTCAGTGGTTGGAGAATTATTTTGTGCAGTGTAGTGCATATGCTTACATGTATTATGAGCACACTGGTATTGAAGTAGACAAACTTGTAACGATCTCTGTGTCTGAAGCAGGAGAGATGCAAGTAGAGCAGAGATATGATAAGGAGAAGTATATTAATAAACTTCTTGATTATATCAAAGAGTATAGGGATTTCATTGAGTCACGTCTATGAAAGACTCCTTCTTAGGGATACCATTCTATCGTTTCTATTACACTGGTGACACTGATAAAGTTGCAGCAGACTTAGCAGAATTGGATTGGAGTCGTAACGATTCTAATTGGATCTGGGCAAAGGTTGATGGTCGTGCACAAGGACCTAACCTACATGATGAGCCACAGTTTGCTGATCTATTTGCATGGATGAATGAGTGTCTTGAAGAAGTAAGACAAGACATAGCACCCAATGCTACAGAGTTAAAGTTTTGCTCATCATGGGCAAACAAGAATGATCCTGGTGATCATTTCTTTGATCACACTCATCCAAATTGTTTCCTGAGCAGTAATTATTACGCATCTGGACACAAACAAGACAAAACAGTTTGGCTTTTACCAAATCCATGGTATACTAATACTAACATCTCCCCCTTTGGAGATTACACTGATACTAAGTATCACATTTTGCATGAGGAGCCTACTGAGGTTGGGAAATTTGTTTGTTTCCCTCCCACTATCAGACACTATGCACAACCGAATACAACAGAAAGACCTCGCATGACAATCGCAGCAAACGCATTTCCCTCGGGACTCATTGAGTCTGGTGGAGTCTCTCGCTTAAGACTGGAGGTCTCATGAACGACATTGAAAAAGAATTTATGACCCAAGGAAAATTTACCTCTCTGGTAGAAAACCTTGTCAAAGAAAGTGAAGGTCTACTAAATTATATTGAAGCAGTAACAACTGTCTGTGAAGAATACGGCATAGAGATAGAAGTTGTTAACAAATTAATCTCACGTCCTTTAAAGGATAAAATTAAGTGGGATGCTCAGCAACTAAATTATGTTAAACGTACAAGTAGAGGAGTCCTACCCCTATGACTGAAGACAAAGATGATTTCTTTCAGAGTGATGTAGTAAGAAACTCTCTTGAAGATATTCAAGTTACTTATACAGAGTTACTCAAGATGTCTGCAGGATTTGCAGAGTATGATATAAAGAAAAGAGTAGAGCACATTGACAAGACACTAGAGTTGATTGCTAAACAGAAAGTATTTTATGCACGACTAGCACTCGCATCACATGAGGATGAATCAGATGAGGCAGTCGATTATATTAAAGATAGAGTAGACACATTGTCATTCAAAACCACAGGTGGTATGGATCTTATGTCTGTGCTACAGGTTATGGAAGACAAACTTCTCGGATGGAAGAAGGAGTTAAATGATGCCGAACAATGAGCAACTATGGGAAGACATGAAGCGTCTCAACGATGTCATGGAAGAGTTACTTTGGGATCCAGATGATGAGATTATATTCTCTCATAATGGTACGGATATCATCATAAAAAATAAAACACAGGGTCTTGACAAAACCTAAATAGTATGCCATCATATATCGGTGGCACAAATGCCAAATACAAACACGGAGAATACAAAGATGTCATTCGCATCACTCAAGAAAGCCTCAGGGTCATCCTTTGCAAAACTTACAAAGGAGATTGAAAAACTACAGAAACCTGCAGGCAGTGCTCAAGTAGATGAGCGTCTATGGAAACCGTCTCTAGATAAGAGCGGTAATGGGTATGCTGTTATTAGATTCCTACCAGAGCCAGAAGGGGAAGAGCTTCCTTGGGCACAAGTATGGAGTCATGCCTTCCAAGGTCCTGGTGGATGGTATATTGAAAATAGTCTAACGACTTTAGGACAAAAGGATCCAGTGTCTGACCTCAACAGAGAGTTGTGGAATAGCGGACAGGATACTGACAAGGAAATTGCAAGGAAGCAGAAGAGAAAACTCTCTTACTACAGCAACATCTATGTTGTCAAGGATGAAATGAATCCAGAGAATGAAGGAAAAGTTTTCCTTTATAAGTATGGTAAGAAGATTCATGACAAGATTGTCGCTGCTGCACAACCTGAGTTTGAAGATGAGCAGGCAATCAATCCATTCGATCTATGGAATGGTGCAGACTTTAGACTAAAGATCTGTAAGGTTGCAGGTTTTTGGAATTATGATAAGAGTGGGTTTGCAAATCCTTCTACACTAGCAGGTAAAACTGACGAAGAGTTGGAAGCAACTTGGAAAGAATGTTATAGTCTTAAAGACTTTACTTCACAGTCACAGTTTAAAACCTATGAAGAGTTGGAAGCACGTCTTAATTCTGTCTTGAAGGTTACACCTAAGAGACCTGACCCAGAAACATTAGAAGAGGAGACCACTTCACAAAGTGTCCCTAATCTACGCACAGGGTTTGGAGATAAGGTAGAATCATTAAAGAGTGAAGAAGATGTAGATCTTTCTTACTTCGCAAAACTCGCTGAAGAAGACTAATGAAGTCAATCGTAACCGCAGTGGCACTGTTTGCTGCCACCCCTGCTTTCGCACACCACAATGGATACATCAATCCTACTACTGGTCAGCGTGAGTATACAGATGATCGCTATGAATATAGAGGATGGTCTGGTGGGTGGAGATCTTCTCGTAAATGTTATGAGAAGAAGTATAAAGAGGTCTACAGACCTGGCACAGCAGATAGTCCTGGTTACGTTGATGTTTATCGCACTACAGTTGAAGTGCCTTGTGGATGGAGCAGGTATTCTGCTCCTCCTACATATAGAGAAGACAATGCACCCGATGAGTGTAATGAAGACGGTGCTTTCCTAGGTGGTATCCTAGGTGGAGGAGTAGCAGCAGGAATATCCGATCCTGATGCGATGGCATGGTCAATACCACTTGGTATTGTTACTGGTGCAATTACAGGATGTCAAATTGATTGAGGTTATTATGTTTGCTATTTTAGGTGATGCTGCCAACGCATACAATGCTATCCCATGGGAAGACGCAATCCCTTTTACTCTAATTCTTATTGGACTCTATTGGGTCAAGGTAAAGATAGATACAAGAGCAGGTCTTGGTAAAAAGAAATCAAGAGAATTAAAAAAGATTATTGTTGATGCAATAGTCGAAGGTCATAGACAAGCACACAAAAAAGATTAATGGCATTATCAAAACAAGTAGAAGAGTGTCTTGCAGACGCTGATAAAAATCTAAGAGAGGCACTTGCTTTCGCAGCAAGATCAGAAAGACCTTTCATAGTTAGAGAGTTGGGAGCATTGATCTCACATCTAGACACCGTGATGTCTACCGATACTATGTTTGATAAGTTGGACGCAGCAATCATCCAAAGAGAAACGGAGGAAGAGTCTTAATGTTAGCATTCTTATTTTCAATGGCAGGTTTACTAAACCTGTTATTTTATGTCTTTGCTATTGGGTTTGTAATCTCATTAGTTTTAGAGCAAATCCTCAAGTTTAGACCAATAGAGGTTGACAAATCAATGAATGAGAGAAACATGTATATCGTACAGACCAACAGGAAATACTGTTGGAGACAGGCATGGATTGTAAACATCTATTGGTTTCTATGTAACGTAGGTCTCTATGTTATCTCACGGAATATGCAGACACCAACAGATACATTCTGGAATGGAATGTGATTATATTTTCTTTCATACTTTCATTGTTTGCTAATCACTTACCAGTGATGTATGTGCAAGTGCCACAGTGGGCAGATGATTGGGCAGTGTGTGCTGTAGATATACCTGACGCTAGATGTCATTGGTATGTCATGTCACCTGACAATACATTCGGTGAAGGTTTTGATTGGGAAGAAGCACCATGGTTTGATGCGAATGGATTGAATGACATTGCACCCATGGGTAAAGAAACAGTGGTAGAAAAACTACAGAAACAATGAGTGACATCCACTTTAATAAGCATCGTGTGTTTAGAGAGACAGACGATGTTATTTTTTATGACATAACAGTAGAAGCATCCAATGCTTCTGACCTTGTAGTCCATACTGGTGCTGCAATATCACCTCCACCCGATGTGGTTGGTGCTAAACAGTTTTATATACATCAATACCAAGATGATTATAATAGGGTGGTGCAAGGAGAGAGGACTTTTGAATTGGTCAATGAGACATGGAAGTATCCTTATCACATAGTGAATCTTAATCGTGCTAGTGGTGCTTTAGTTATACCTCGTGGCACATTTCATAGGTCACAATCAGGAGAGTCAGGTAGCATCGTGATCAACCAGTCACATAGGTATGAAGGGTTTGATGTGAGCACTGAGTTTATACCAGTGTCGTGTGCAGATGATGCCAGACTATATAATATATTGAAGACAGAAAAACCTGTCATACATACTTTAGGTGAATGAAAACTACTGAATCATATGAGCAACTCATCGCTCGTTTTACTAAGCGTACTATGCAACTGTCTGCTAGACAAGATGAATTAAAAGGATGGTATGAAGAGTATGTTAAGAATGAGACTGATCTCAAGAGACTAGAGGGATCAATGCAAGCAATTCAATACGTTGCGTATGGTAAGATGCCAGGCGACGGCAATCACGACAAATTCAAGGATCACAAACCTCATGGTAGTTAAAGTAGACAAGAGTCAAGAGTTTGTAAACAGTGGACAGAAACTTATCTCAGAGTATCCTCCACTAAAAGAAAAACCTGTCACCATCTATTCAGATAGAGGACAGGAGTCTGAGAGAGCATGCCAACTAGTAGCAGCACTTGGTGGTAAGCATATAGAATATAAATTAGACGATGACTTTACTAAGCAACAATTCCAAATGGAATTCGGTGGTGATGCATCCTATCCACAGATAACATTGGAAGGTGTGCACCTTGGATCATTAAAGGAAGCACTGCACTTTCTACAAGAGCATGGTTACCTAAACCGAAATTGACTTCCCGTTCACCGAGACCCCGAAAAAAAATTCGGGGTATTTTTTTGTCTGTAGGGTCGCGATAAGTAAAAATACCTAGTAACCCCCTCCATAACCAGATCCGCTACTTCCACTACTACTGCTACCAGAGCTACTACTGCTGCTACTGCTAGATGAAGAAGAAGAGCTACTGCTGTCACTAGTGCTACTATCCGTGCTTGTGTCTGTGCTTGTGTCTGTGAATGCTCCACTTGAATCATAAGGTGATAATGTTGCTGCAACGTTTGTGCCATTCTCTGTAGACCCAGTTGCAGGTGTATACACTCTTGAGGTAAGTTGCTGTTGTGCCAAGAATGTGAGAGATGGTGTTTTTCCGATTTCGGTCGAATATTCCTTTTTGGTCGGTTTGAAGATTTCTTCGACTGTGCGATAAGTTTTCTTCGTTGACCTTCCTAACCCATCTATGTCTAATTCGTCATTTGGTAGATATGAGACTAAACTGAAGAATTCCTCTACAAAGTCATCTAGGTATTCTTGACGTAAAATGTAAATAAGACGTTTTCGCTCATTTTCCTTTAATTCGTGTTGGTAGTAAGAAACAGGATTTACGAGATCTGCCTTGGGGACTACTACACCGTCTGGAAACGAATATTCAAAGTTTTCGGGGACTTCTAGATCTGCAGGTAAGTGCACTCTACCGTTTCTTTTTACTTCTTGTGTTATCCAATGTCTAGTTTGACCAATATCACTAGGATTACTAAAATTGTATTTTCTCATTATATACTGAGTCAATTCATGCTCATTCATTGGCCAATCGTTGTATAGATTGGTTATTTCGTTGCATAGTAAAATAACCCAGTCATATTTGGTATCGTTATAAAACTTCTGAGCGAGTTGATCTGGTCTTTCAGCATTCTGAATATAATACTTCTCAAAACCCAAAATGATGTCTTCTAGCTCATCACGGATCTTAACTCTTCTGAATATATTCTTTGCATTAACATAAGGAGACCCGCTATCTTGACGATAACCAGTTTGTCTTATATTAATATTAGGCAGATATGAGAAATAATTTGACATTAGCTTGTTGTGGTTTCGCTTTCATCACCATTCCAATCATCCCAATTCCATTCACCATCTTCACTATACTGATATTCGGGATCGTAGAAGTTTTTAACCATAAGTGCTGTTTCACTGAAGGAAAGTGATAGATTGTAACTTACAGGACCATAATCATAGTCACTATAGTTATCCGTTTTACCAAAGAATGATTTAAGGGAGGCATAGTTGCCATCAGGTGCATAATCAATATTCATGTCTGTTAAGACAAGTTTAGTTGGGAATCTATATAAATCTTGCAATACACCGCCTTTTGAGCCAGGTGCAGTAATCTTTTCAGTTGTGCCATCGTCACTATATCTAATTACACTGATTTTGAAGTAATCAGGTATAGTTAACCACATCTTTTTACTTGAGCCAGGTAACATAGAGACACGAAGTGTCTTAATGATAGTAGATATCATTTCTACGTCTTTTGCACTCTTAGGCACTAATTTGAAGTTAAAATTATGTTTCCTGTAATTCATACCCTCAAAAGTAGTCTCTTCGTAGGGGTTAAAGACTCTTTTTTGAGTTAGAGCAGAAAGACTGTTAGCAGAAAGACTTGATTGTCCTCCTGTTGCACCAACCACTGCATTTATTGCTTGGGATCCCATTTTGAATCCTAATTGTGCTTTAGCACCTGTTGCAGCAGCTTTTACTTTGTCACTAAATCCTTCACCCATACCTCCAGGTTGAGCAATGCCTAATGCAGCATTACCTGTCTGACCCATTTTGTGATTTGTGTAGTTAGCACTAAATTGCTCAGATATCTTGGGTGGGAGGTATAAATAAATTGAGGATCCTACAGTTGCAGTTGACTCTCCTCCTACATTATTGTAGGGGTTACCACTCTGACTATCGAATATATCTAATTTAAGGTAATCAACCACCTGAGTTGGATATGCGTCAAAATGCGATACATCGCCCCTAGTCTCAGAGCGACTTGCACCGTATGGTTTTGATCTTGGAAATACTAGTAGTCTATTATTTGACATGAGTTACTCGGGTAGGTACAGACCATCACATCCGAAAAAATATAAAGGAGATCCTACAAATATTATTTATAGGAGTTTGTGGGAAAGAAAGTTTATGGTCTGGTGCGATAAGAATGAAAATGTGCTCCAATGGGGTAGTGAAGAGATAGTTATACCCTATATTTCACCTGTAGATCGTCGTGTGCACCGATATTTCCCTGATTTTTATGTAAAAGCGAGGACTAAAGACGAGCGTATTAAGAAATATATCGTCGAAGTCAAACCAGAAAAACAATGTAAAGTGCCCAAGAGACCTAAAAGGCAAACAAAGAATTACATCACTGAAGTGAAAACTTTCGGTATCAACCAAGCAAAATGGAAAGCAGCAGTTGAATACTGTAAAGACAGGAATATGGAATTTATGATATTAACTGAAAAACACCTAAAAGTATGAGTTTCAAGGATATTAGAGATCTAGCAAAAGGGGCGAGTAAATCAAAGGATTGGTATCGCTCACAGGTTAGGTATGAACTAGAGCCTATAGGGCGTCCTTTACAAGCAGGTGATATCATATTCTATGACTATGTAGCACAGTCACCCAATTTAGACTGGTATGACATGCATCCCCTGACCTATGTGAGAGAGATTGATAGTTTTCTACAGCAGTTTAACGGTGGTAATATCCATTATCTACGCCCATCTATACGACAGGCAGTAGGAAAATCATTTGCATCGGGAGGTACGACGTATCCTGCTAAGTGCCATCATAAATACTTTATGTCGGCAGCATCGAATATATACTTAGTGCCACCCGAATATTTTACAGATTATGTGCCACTACCCTTAGAGCAGTTTCTGTTTACAAGAGCAGGAGTGAAAGTGGAAGTCCCTAGTAGCTTTATCTGGAGCAAAGTATGAGTTATAGAGAGCCCAACTCGTTTAATAGATTTAGAGATCAGATCAACTCAGGTAATAAGACACCTGCGAGATCCAATCTCTTTCAAGTTGTAGTGAACCCTCCTCCAGTGATGTCATCTATTGGTGGTCTATTCCATCAAAAGACATCTACAGGCACGCAATTCTTAGATGAAGCACTTGGTCTAGTAGATAATCAAGCAGGTGTCATGAGTAGATATCGTGAGCACGCTGATATGATGAATTACTTTGCTGATACAGTGTCTATACCTGGCAGACGAATTACTGTTGGCACAGTAAGAGACGTAGGTGCAATGAGAAGATTTGCCACAGATACATCATTTAGTGAGATGCAAGTGTCATTCTTACTACCTAAAGACATGTATCATAGAGAATACTTTGAAAGATGGATGAATTTCACAGCATCTGACTCAGAGAATAGAGTTGGTATGTATGATCAATATACGACTACAATGCGGTTGATTAAGTGGGAATTAGCATCTAATTACATGGGAAAACAAGGAATTACACCTGAGAAAGAAGTTACAAGACGTTTTAATGGTGTATCATCATGTTGGACAATGTATGGGGCATTCCCATTTGACATGTCTGCAATCACGCTAAATAATGGACCTACTGATCTAATTAAGTTAGATGTTTCTTTCTATTACGAAAGATACCGTATGGACACCCCTAACAATGCTAAGATGTTTAAGGGGTCACTTAAAGATATCACTATCCCAATGGATAACAATGAAGTGCTATCTTCTCTTAGCATAGACTCCAGCCTCGAGAATTTTGTCGGGATTGGTCTCTAAATATAGTTACAATTTGAGTATATTATGCCTTTACCCAAACTTGCATTACCTGAGCATGACCTTACGATCCCTCTTACAGGTAAGAAATTATCTTACCGCCCATTCCTTGTTAAGGAAGAGAAACTCCTCTACCTCGCAATGGAATCGAAGAATGAGAAGGAGATGGTTAAAGCAGTCAAGACAATTATCAAAAACTGTACATCACTTTCAGAGAAGGACGTTGAAAAACTTGCGACTTTTGAAATTGAGTATGTTTTCCTCAAGATCCGCTCAAAGGCGGTCGGCGAGGTCAGTGAATTCAAGGTAACCTGCCCAGACGATGAAAAAACACAAGTAGATGTAAAAGTCCCACTTGATCAAGTCGAGCTTGAAGTACCTGAAGAGCATGATCCTAAGATTATGTTTACTGATGATGTAGGTGTCCTTATGAAGTATCCTTCACTTGACATCTTTGTTCAGCAAAACATGACTGAAGGAGATCAGACTATTGATGATGTTTTTCAATTAGCAGCGGGTTGTATTGCCCAAGCTTTTGATGGTGATGAAGTTTATGATAGTTTCACTAAGAAGGAAGCAGTTGATTTTCTCGAGAGTCTAAATTCAGATCAATTCGCTAAAATCCAGACATTCTTCGAGACTATTCCAAAACTTACATACACTATGACTGTGCGAAACCCTAAAACCAAAAAAGATAATGATATAACATTTGAGGGATTAGCAGCTTTTTTCGCATAGCCCTGTTGCACGATTCTCTAGAGAATCTTTATAAGACGAATTTTGCGTTAATGCAACATCATAAGTATTCTTTGACCGAGTTAGAGAATATGATCCCATGGGAAAGAGATGTTTACGTTAATTTGTTACTAGGTTATCTTCAAGAGGAAGAAAGACGACGTGCAGCAGAGAATAACAGAAATCGAGTAAATCTTTAATGAGTGCAATTAGGTCATTCGTAAAAGTTAAAGCGTTTAAGTCCACGACCTCTGTAGGTCGCAACATGAATGGGCTTAGAATGAGTGTGAACAGACTCGGACGGACGACCACTAGTATTGGTAAATCATTTGAGTCAACCTTTCAATTAATTGACTTTCAAAAGAGTTTTATAATTGAAACGAAAGAAAGAGATAAGGCATACGAAATAGCGAAAGATAAAGAAAAGAAGTTTCTCGCAGCTCGATACTTAGTGCAAGAAAGAAGAGCAAAGTTTAAACAGAAACGTGAAGACTCTGCAAAACTAGCAAAGAAACTTGCTGAGGAAAAGAAAAAGATACAAGAGAAAAGAGGTAAAGAAATATTAGCTCCTTTCCAGAAGATGCTTGCAAGGATTGCAGGTTTCTTTGGTAGTCTATTTGGGGCATTTGCCATATTTGGTGGTTACTCATGGATGGCGAAGAATGGAGAGGCAATCAAAACTGTATTCAGAGTAGTTGCATCACTAGTAAAGTTTACATATAAGATTGCTAGTTTTGGTATAGGTAAGGTCTTTAATGGCATGGTTAACATGTTTGGGACTGGCGTGCCTGGTGAAAATAAGATACAGAGAGTATTCAGATTCTTTACAGGTGGTTTGCAATTCCTAGTTGGTCTTGCAGCTCTTAAAAGTGCTCAATACATTCTTATGCCATGGAAGTTGTTTGGTGATGTACGTGCGTTAACAAGTATTTTCCAAGATGCTAAGACAGCTGAAGATGGTGCTAATCAAGCATCACAGAGAGTAAAAAGTGGATATTATGATAAACAGACTGGTCGTTTCTATACAAAACAAGAGTATAATACGATGCGTAAGTCTGCTAGGAAACAACCTGGCGGTATAAAATCATTTGAGAATAGAGTTAGACCAACCACAAAGATTGGTGGTATGAGAATGGGTGCTACCAGACGTATGGGTAACGCATTCAAAGGAATTAAAGGAAGGATACCTGGCGGTGGTGCTACGATGTTAGCAGGTGCTACATCTGCAATAGGTGGAATATCAAGAGCATTAGCAGGAGATCAAGAAGGAGAAGCAGCAGGCACAGCAGTAGGAGCAGGTGTAGGAAAGGCAGTTGGTGGTATAGCAGGAGCAGCAGCAGGTGGAGCATTGTTACCATTCTTAGGTCCTTTTGGTCCTATGATAGGTGCTGCTATTGGTGATTTCTTAGGTGGATTCATTGGTAGTAAGATAGGACCTATTGTCCAACCTATCTTTGAGCCTATGGCACGAGCATTTGGCATGATGAAGGAGATATTCTTAGCACCACTTATGCCAGTGATTGAGCCAATGAAAGAGTTACTTGGCACATTCTTCAGTGCATTGGGTAATATTATTAGCACTGTCTTGAAGGCATTTACTCCTATCATGAAGTTTGTGGGTCTCGTATTGGGCACAGGTATTAAATTAATATTTAAGACACTATCATTTACATTCAATCTAATTAAGAATATTGTTGCATTCACTATAAATCCTATAGGATTTGCATGGGATGTCATAAGACGTAGGGATCCTGGCGAAGGCATAGATCTAGATCAGGTAGCAAATGCAAAAGGATCAGAGAAAAAACCAGATTTTGAGCAGTTTGCTAAGGGTGGAAAATATGTTGGAAAGTTTTTCAATGCTGAGGTTATTACAGGAAATGCAGATGAAAACTTAGTAGCACCTAAGGTCGTAATACAGAAACCAAATGTAGCAAAACCAGAAGAATTTGCTGTAGGTGGAATATTTAGATTTGCTATTAGAAAGTCATTAGCTTTCTTTGCAACAGGTATGATAGCTGTCCTTAAAAAAGCAGTAGCAAAACTAGAATCAGGAGATAAACCAGAAGAGAAAGCTGAAGGTGGTAATGTAAAAGTCCCATATGACTTTGTAAAAGCAAAGTTAGGTATAGATCCAGGCGTATGGGATACCTATAGAAATACAATAGGTGCCATTGAGTCTGGTAATAATTACACTGCAAAAGGTGGCAGTAATGATCATTATGATGGTAGATATCAAATGGGTGCCATGGCAAAGTCTGATGGTGCAAGGTTGTTTGGTATTGAAGATCCTGGTCATAATCTTGCAACGAGACTGTTTTTCAGAAGGAGTCCACAACTACAGGAGAATCTATTTGCAGGATATACTGCTGCGAATATGTCATACTTAACTCCTTATAAAGCGTTTATTAATCAACCTAAGTTAGATCAGATGGCAATCTTGGGTTACGCACACAACACAGGGTGGAATGCTGCATTGAAATGGTTAGAGACAGGTAAGGTATCTTCAGATGGATTTGGCACAAAGAGCACCAAATTCTATGACGCATTGAAAAAAGCATTTGGAGATCCAAGTGGTTTCCAACCTACTATTATGCCAAAACCTATCCTTGAGCCTACAGTAAAACCGTCTAAAGAGGACTCAGATTCAGAGTTAGAAATGAAAGATGATACGCAACCGACAGCAGAAAAAGGAAATTTACTTGACAATCTAGAAAACTTACTTAAGAAAGTGGGTGATATGTTTAAGGGTGTTAAAATGCAAAGTCCTCTTACACCTCCTTCAACAGTAAGTAATGTCACAGATTATAGCAATAAAATAAAAACAAGTGCACAACAACAAAAAGATTTAGAAAATGGTGCAATGATGGCAGGTAACATTGTCCCAGTCTCTGTCCCAGTGCCAATAAATAATAGTGCTACCCCCACTTCAAACCCTGTCCAAATCTTTACTCCCTTACATCCAGCTATTCATAAGTAATGGATAAACCTAAGACCACTATTAAAAAACCTACTCTTTATAAGATGGTATCTTTTAAGGGAGTGGATAATAGTGCGAGTAAAGAAACCAAGGATGTACAATCGGGTTTGAAGGCAAATATAAGTGCTGTCAATAGTCTTGGTGGCACACTAAACTCTCTTTCATTAGTTGCTAATAAGATGGCAGGCACTATGAAAGAGATTGTAGACTTTCAGATATCAGAGAGAGGTATACAGGAGAGATATAGGAAGAGACGTGATGAGGATGAGAAACGTGACAGAAATAGAGAAACAATAAGGAAGAAGAAAGAAACTCAAAGAGAGAATAGAGACGAAGCTGCAACTGTAGAGAAAACATCTAATAAATTTGTTGAAAGACTTGGATCAGTAACTAAGGCAATGTTTGGAGGTTTCTTTGAGACATTCTCGAAGATTGCTTCTTGGTTATTCACAGGTATAGTTAAGTTTGCAATATTTGATTTCTTGCTGAAGAATCCAGAAAAAGTCAGACGATTAGCACAGGGTTTGTATTCGATAGGTAAGTGGGCATTTGGTGTAATTAGTTTCCTTGGGACATCTGCAGCAAATGGTCTTATAAAGTTTCTAGAGAATCCATTAAGTTTGAAAGGTTTCTTTGGGGTAATGCAGTTTGCGTTATCATTAGCACCTTTGTTTGCAGGGTTTGCTTTACTTTCCAATCCAATAGCAGCACTTAAAGGTATTAAGGCAGTAGTAGGCATGCTATTTGGCATGGTGAAAAACCTAATGAAGGCAGGTAAACTGGGAAGCAAACTTAAGAAATTTGGAGGAGCAGTTTTAGGTAGTCGTCTAGGTCGTGGTGTAGCATTTGGTGGTGCAGCATATGCAGCTGCACGCATGAGTGGCATGGATCAGGCAGAAGCAATAGGGACTGGTGTTGGAGCAGGAGCAGGATCACAGGTAGGTGGTGCTATTGGTAGTGCCATTGGTGGACCTGCAGGTGCAATGTTAGGTCAAGCAGCAGGTGCATTTGTTGGTGGAGCAGCAGGTGGAGGTATTGCTAAAGCAATGGAGCCTATTATTGCACCATTCAAAAGATTCTTTGGACAAGTTGCTGAAGTATTCGCAGCAGTCTTCACACCCATACAGGAGGCAGCAGGAGACTTCTTTAAGGCACTTGGTAATGCATTCACTCAGGTCTTAGATTTCATTGAGCCAGCAATGCCCACTATCAAGAAAGTTGCCACATTCTTTGGCTCAGCAGCATTTGCACCCTTGATTGGATTGATGAAAGCATTGACTTTTGTATTAGGTTTCTTTGCAGGTGGATCGGATAAAGAGAAGAAAGCTCCGAAAAAAGAGAAACCAAAAACAAAAACTACAAAGACTACCACTAAGAAAACTATATCGAGTCGATTTGATATGGATTCTGGTAAGGGATATATTAACGATAAAGAAGTTTCTACAGATGAATATGTTGCTTACTTCAACATGAGTCGAGCTGAAAAGCTTGCTAATTATGGTGTACCTGCGAAAGCAGAAGGTGGTGTTGTAGTTGTCCCAGAAATGGCAGAAGGTGGAGAAAGTGCAGATTTAGGATTATCATCTGAAGATAATGAAGTGAATGGTGCACTAGGTAATGTCTTAGGATATATGAAAAAGGTGGTCGGACTCCTAAAGGGAGGAAACGGCGAAGGTGGATGGATGAATCCTAGTAATTGGTTTGCAGGTGGTGGTAAATTAGGTGGATGGATCAATGGTCCTCAGTCTGGTTATCCTGTAAGTTTAAATGGTGGTAAATCTACATCATTTATTGGTCACGGTTTGGAGTGGGTTGGTTATCCTAAGAAAGCAAGTGGTGGATCAGCATTTATCGTCCCATTCAATACACCTAAGACAAAATCAAATGCAGGTCTAACTGGTCAGAGAATGAAAGAAGCAAAGAGTAAAGGTTATGCTTTACCTTTCGCTGCAGGTGGTGAATATAATTCATATCAAGAGTTGATTGCAGCAGGTGGAAGTGTAGAGGATACTGCTGCGGGTGATTTTAGAGCTGTTGAAATTTATGGACCTTGGGAATACTATAGGACAGGTTTCTTAGGATTAAAGAAAGGAAAGAGGAGAGCTGTAAATAAATTCTATGTAGATGGTGACTATAAGCAGGCACAAATGCCTATCGCTGATTATGTTAATATGAAGATGGGTTGGAATGAGACCAACGCAACAGCAACTTTAAAGTCAAAAGCTGAGATTGAAGAGAAGAATAAGAAAAGGAAAAATCTAAGAGGACAGGGTGCTAAAGATAGAGGTAGAGAGGGTGGTAACTTTAGTGGTGACCAACAGATGAATGAGAGAGGTGAATATGCATTTAAAAATAGAGAAAATGAGAAAAAGATATCACCTTATAAAAAGTCAGGTGATCTAGACAAACTAAAGATGTATCTTTCTGATGAGAAAGAAGTCAAGAAGTCTGGTGAAACAATAAATGAATTTAGAATACAAGAGAATGCTGAGTTACAAAAGATGGTAACTGAAAGTAACGATGCCATGGCATCTGCCGTTGAGCAACAGAATCAGATGGTAGCAAGTATGGCATCACAGTCTAGTGGAGGTGGTGGTCAACCAGAGGATGTCCCTATTATTACACCTAACTTCTCACAATGGAATGAAGCAGATCCATTCTTTGTTTCTAAATTTAATACCTTTAGCAGCAATACACCTGATATGCACTGCACTAACAAACTTAAGTAATGGCAAATAGAAGATCAAAAGTTGTAGAGCTGAATGAAGCGTCCATTGCCTTTGGCGAAACAGGTAAGATGCAGTGGAATGAAGCATTGTCACCTAAAGCAAGACTTAAGGGTGATGATGTATATGACATTCGTGATCTTGTTGCGTCTATAGATTACTATGAGTCTATTGACAGTCCGTTTCTAAGAGCAGACGTAGCGATAGTTGATTCTATTGACCTATACAAATCAATTCGTGGTAAAGAAGTTGTAAAGATTAAATTCACATCAGAGAGCTCAGATAATGATCCTCTAGAGGTTGTTTTTCGTGTGTTTAAACTTGGTAGTTTTATTAAGAATGAAAGAGCAGCGATGTATATTTTACATCTAACATCTCATGAAGCATTTTTGAATGAAGCAAATAGAATTTTTGGTGCATTTGGTCCTTGTGCAAAGCATAAAGATAAAGAGAATTTTCCTCAATATGTTGCAAAGGATATATTAAAGGGTGGAGAGAAAGTAAAAGCAGCGAATTTTGAAAAGCATAGTAAAGTATGTTTCAGCTCTCCTAACTGGAGACCATATGATGCTATTACATATGTTGCAGATAAAGTAATAAGACTTGCAGGTAAGGGTAAAGTATCTCAAGCTCAATCAGGATTTTTATTCTTTGAGAATAAGCATGGATTCCATTTTAAATCTATTGATAAGTTGTGCGAAGCGGATAATCTCTCAAAACAAGACACATATGTTTACATGCAGGCAGGTGTAGAGACAGATGATAAGAAAGAATATTTTAAGATTGAAACTATCACATTCCCAGATAAAGTTAATCATCTAGAGAAACTAAGATCAGGTTTGTATAAGACATCAGTGTTAGGTATATCAATTAGTAGTGTTGGTATGAGTCATCTACCCACAGGACCTTCAAGTAAAGGCGATGAAGATTCTACTCAAGTAAAGAGAGGTAACTATAAAGTTACTTACGAAAAGATATTTGATCAGGCAACTACGATTGACTCAGGTAGACCATTTCAGCAGACAGGTTTTGATACAGAAACCCAACCTGCTACTAGGTTTAAGATGAGAATCATGCCAAGTTGGACACATCAAGATAAGATAGGATCTGATCCAAATGGTGGTACGAAAACAGAAGTTGACACATTAAGAGTTTCAAGTTATGCTACTGCTAGATACGCTTTACTTAATGCAATACAGTTAACTATTGTAGTGCCAGGTAATACTGCTCTAGTAGTTGGAGAGCAAATAAAAGTTAGCATTCCCGCATCTAGGACTGAAAATTCTAAGGATGTAAAGCAAGATCGGGTATATAGTGGTAAGTATCTGATTGCAAGTTTAAGACATGTTTATCGTAAAGAAGGCATGACTACCACTCTTTATCTTACTAAGGACTCGATCCGAGAAGATAAATAATAGTAATCATAGGTATAATAAAATGAAATCAATCGAGCAACACATTGAAAAGGATAAAAACATCCTTGACAATCCATCTACTAATCCACAAATGCGTCGCCATATTGAAGGTGAATTGCATGAATTAGAAGATTATGTCGATCACCATAAGAAGGAGATCGAAGCAGGAGATCACCACGATCCCAATGCACTTGAGTTATTTTGTGACCAACATCCAGAAGAGCCAGAGTGTTTAGTATATGATGACTAATTATTATGAACAACATTGGACTTGAAATTGTTTTTTGGACTTCACTATCAGTATATTTGCTTGCAAAGGCAGGTGTATTTAAAAAGTAATGGCACTAGCAGACAAAACCCAAACCCTCTTGGACAAATTCGCTGCATGGGATAAGAGACTTCTTAAGAAGTTTCAAAATAAATTTAACCTCAGCGACTACCAAATAGTATGGATCGCTTTTATAAAAGGATTCATAATTGGAGCGATAATTCTCTAATGGCACACCGTAAAAAAACAAACAAATTAAAAAATCCTCCATCAAAATGGAAAGATGAATTACTTGAAAAAGGACCTAAGTCTTTTATGCAAGCAATTCTATACGAACAACTTAAAAAAAAGCAACCCTAGAAACTTATGTTATCAACCCAGTATCGTCTCCGACTGGAAGCAATATGTAAAGACATCGCCTCCAATTCAGAAGTAAAGTTAGAAGATATGATTTGGGCAGAAAAATTAGCAAAAAGAAATACCTCCGCTAGAGGTATGTTATCGTCGGCAAGGAGACTATCAGTGGATCCAGACTCGACTTTTCTTAAGTACTTGGATATTGGAGACTCCGATCCAAGGAAACATAAAAGGGGTTTCAACGGTGCTGATGATATAGCAGACTGGTTTAGGAATGATAACAGATCAGATGATTGGAGACAGAGGGATTAGTTTGAGTATAAATACTGTTAGTAAACACTAACAATATTGTAACAATGAGTACTACATCCACTAAAAAGGCAATAAAACGTTTAATCAAAAATAAAGAGGACTGGTCACCTGCAGAGGTGGCATATGCTAAGATGGTTAAGAAATCACTTAAAGATGATTAGTTTTGAAGAAGCATTATGCGGACATTATACTAATAAAGCTCAAGCAACGTCAGATCCACAGAAGTGGCCATGGGTCAACATAGAGTGGACTGAAGTTAAAGAAGGTCAAGTTTTAGAATGTAAATCTTGGTATGAGTATGAAGGTCCTAATAAACCTTATAAACATTTCAGAGCAAAGATAAAAAGAATTCATGAAGATATCATTGAATGCGACACAATAGATCTTAAGAAAAATAAGAAAGGTTGTGGATTTGTTTTTGTAAAGATGGATGACGGCACATGGTGGGGTGAAACCAATGGTCCTTGTGTTGTCAATGATATAAACATAACTGCACTTGCAAGATTCAATGGCACCGATTACTGGTCATTCGACAATGGTCGAAGACTTACATCAGGTGCTTTTGTTTGGGGAAAAGAGGAGAAAGATGGTGAATTTCATTTCACTAAACTCCCTAAATAACTTATATCCATACTAATATTATGTTAACAGACTATACTGGATCGGACGGATTCACTTGGTGGGTCGGGGAAGTCGAGTCTAACAAAGACCCGATGGTGCTCGGTCGTGTCAAGGTGCGAATTTATGGATGGCACACAGGTGGTAATGATCAAGAAGATTATTTAAAGAAGTTACCAACTGAAGCACTACCGTGGGCTACACCACTCGTCCCTAACGATAAACCACAAGTAAAACAAGTAGGTACTACCGCATCACTACAAGAAGGTGCTATGGTGGTAGGTTTCTTCATGGATGGAGAGGAAGGACAGATCCCAATGGTTTTGGGTGCTTTCCATACAGTGAAGGAGACAGGGACAATAGGCGATACCTTCGCTGCTGACCCAGAAGAAGCAAACAAAGATAAAGATAGTCCACCACAGGCAGAATCGTTAACAGGTGAAAAGGTAAACTCAGGTAATACTGCACCTAAAGTAATTACAGTGCCAGCTAATCCTGGCGGAGAAGAAGATGAAGCAAGAGGTGCACTAGGAAAGGCAGCAGTTGTTAACTCAGGTCATGGAGACCCAACAACTAACCCTATGATCGTGCCATCTCAGATGGAGGGTGTTGCTGACGGTGTAAATGGATCAGCAGGATCAGGATTTAAAACAGACGTATCTCGTATGCTCACTGAGTTGGGTAATATGGGCAATCAGTTGGCAAGAGGAAAGGACGGACAATATATTTCTATCATCACTGGTAAGATTATACCTGGCGACCCTATCAAAGAAAGACTTGATAAGATTGTTAACTTCGTAAGTGGTGGTTTATCTGGTATGCTTGCACCTCTAAAGCAAGCCATGGCAGAAGCAGTAGCTAAAGCAGTTAATATTCTTGTGAAACTATTGGCAAAGTTTGTGCCACTTGCAGTGCTCAAGATTCTAATGGCAGCATTGGATCAGATCTTAGAGATCTTTTGTGTCCCAGTGCCTGCATGGTTGGGTCTAGTTAACAGTGCATTGGGTGATATTAGTAGTTTTACCAATGGACTAGTTAATAGTATTGTTGATAAGGTTACTAATCAGATTGATAACATCACTAATAAGGTTGATAGTATTATCGATCGTATGTTAACTGGTGCACAGAATGCAATGGCAGACACTGCAAACACCATAGGCACCATGATGACTGGTATCTTGGGCGTGGTAGCAGGTGGTAAAAAGATTGCAGCACTGACTGGTGCAGTTAAGACTATCCTCACTACAGACTTTTCTAAGTTAGATTGGGGATCACTACTAGGTGTTATCTTAGGTATTCTAAAAGCATTATTCGCAAAAGATTGCGGACGAACGACGAAAGTTAATAAGACGAAAGGGTGGTTTCCTTTACTGGGGACTACTAAATGTGATTCATTTGGTGAGGCACTTATAGCAAGTGGGGCATCCCCTACTGCAGCCAATTATGCTGATGACAAGACTGGAAGAGGATTCTTTAATGATTTCTATAGTCAACTGGATCCGTATCGACAGACAACTCAGACATTCTTAAACGGCACAAGTATTGTTGAAGATGCTACGCCTGGTAAAGAAAAACGTATTGTATCAGGACCTGGTGGTGTGTCTATCATTGAGGATAGAATTGGTAACGTCCACACAAACGTCCCACATAACAACACAAGAATCATAGCCAAGGATGATTGTGAGACAGTCAAAGGAAATAAAACATTAACTGTAGAGGGTGATTACTTCCTCAAGGTTATGGGTAACTATAATATAGAAGTTATAGGTGCTATGAATGTGAGTCAGAGTAATGGAGATCCTACTGAGACAACAGGATCATCTAAACCTGGTAATGGCGTGCAGACTGAGAGTGCTATAGGATCATCTACTACAGATAATGCTAATTTCTATAAACCACCTATGCCTGTATATGGATCACAGGTGTATCCTTCATATCCAAAAGAGCCAGGCTCAGATAAGTGGGGACGTAGACCAGGTGGATCACAGTTAGCAGTCCCTACTAAGTCTGGTAGTGATAAAGAGCAATCATCTGTAGAAGTGAAACATGGTGACCACACCATTGCATATAGTGGTATTGTAACCATGCAAGGAGCTGACATAAAACTACAAGCAGCCGACAAAGTTAATATCGCAGCACAGGTAACTAAGATTGAAGGTAACGCTATTGATCTAGTTGCTGATGGTGAGATTACTATGGAAGCAAACTGGATCAGTAAATTCTTGGGCTCAGGTGAGCTGGCATTTGTAAATATGTTTAGTCTTGATATCATGCCTAAGATCTCTGGTATATTCCAGATGGTTAAAGGATCTATTGTTGATGCATGTGTAGATCAACCAGGTATCCCACCTGCTACACCACCTTTACATATTCGTATTGCTAATGCTACCACTCTGGTTGGTGGTATGGCAGACGTAGTAAGTGGCACAACAGGAGCACATTTTACCTTTGTTAACACTGCCTCAGGTGGTATTGCAGAGATTGTAAATGCTGCGGGTGGTGCTATCATTAACCAAGTAAACAACGGTATCGCATCATATGGTGTGAATACTGGATTCTTCGCTGCAGGATGCTCTGCAGGTCCTACACAAATATATGGCTTGCCAGTTTTGTTAAACTGATGTATGATATAGGGACTAACTCCCTATATTATGGATTCTGATGCTGTTGCTCACATCTTCGTAAAGATGAGTCAACGTAAAATTACTATATTAGACGAAGCAGGCTACGAAGAAATTGTTAAATACAAATGGGATGACGAGGGTAGTGAAGGTTTCCAAGAAACCATTGCACAATTTCAAGCGGTAGTCCCAAAAGACATTATTACATACACACCATGAGTAACATTATCACTCTTACTCAAGAAGAGATTGAAGGTAACTTTGATTTTGCTTTGAAACTTTGTGAAAAGGGTCATACGATCAAGGTTATTACAAAAGATGAAAAAGCAGTTTTGCTTACTCCAGTAATGGGATACACTCAACTACCAGATGATGTGAATATTCCAGACGCTGAAGAATTTGTCCCCGATCCTGCTGCTGTGGGCACATATGTAGCGGAATCTATGAGAGAAATGACTCAAGATTTCTAATGAATGGAAATGTCAAGTTAACAGAAAACTACTGTTACCTCGAGTTACCCGAAAACTCAGGGGGTAGACAAATAGTCAAGTGTTATAAGATTGGTGGAATACCATATACATTTGACGAAATACCAGAGTTCATGCAGTCAGATCCAGAGATACAATTAGATGCAGATACATCTAATGAGTATGATATGGATGAAATGTATAGATACTCTTGTTATCTGTGCGAAGAGGAAATGCACCCACTTATGTGGGATTTGACTGGGTTTGTCGAAAATTTCGAGGAAGTCCCAGACGCATAGTGTTTATTGTATAAATAAAGTTGTAACTAAATAGCGAGCGGTTTTGCTGTGGCAACAAAGCGAATATCACAATTAAGTGCAATAACGGATGCAGAGGTTACTGGCGAGTCGATTCTCCCTGTAGTTATCTCTGACCCATTGCAACCAAACCGCAAAGCCAAAGTAAACCAGTTGCATAGAGGTGTGAGTGCAGGAACTGCAGCCACGCCAGGTCTATGTTTCGATTTGGACAGGGACACAGGACTCTACCAAGCACAAGCAAATGAGATTGGTATAACTTTTGGGTCTGCGACAATCTATAACACTAGAGTAGCAAACACTGATGGATCTTCAACGGTCAACATCACTGCTATAGATACTGCTAGTGCAAACAGTAACGTACAAATCACTCCTCAAGGTAGTGGTTATTTTACTGTACAAGGTCTTACTCAGTTTAAAGACGTTGAGTTTTACTTAACAGGTGACCAAAACCCTGCGAAGAGAGCATTCTTCAATGCTGATACAATCTCTACGCAATCAGGTACAAAGAGATTTGACTTACCTGATGTAGGTGCAAACACATCTACAACGATGGTTGCTAATGACACCTTCCAGACATTGACAAACAAGTCGGTTATCATTAAAGATAGCGAATTGTCTATTACTGGATCAACATCAACTGATAAAATTGCAAAGTTTGAGTGTGACTCATGGCAGTCAGTAGGTACTCACTTCTATAAGTTACCTGATTTTGGTGCTACAGAGACACAATCTACTCTGATTGATGACATCACAGAGCAGAATATATTCAACAAGAACATGATTAACCCCACGTTCTCGAATACACCCTCTGGAGATCCTCAAAATCCTACAGCAAAGGTCATTTTTGATTCTTCTGGTCTAACCGCAGACCGTACTATTACATTTGATAACCTTAATGCTACACTTGTAGGTACAGACTCTACCCAAACACTAAGTAATAAAGTATATCAAGGTGCAATCTTTGCAGATACAACTGCAAGCGTCGGTATTAATAGGAAAGTAACGTTTGATTTATCTAATATTGAGGATAATCAAAACTATTCCTATAGTTTCCCTAATAACGACCCTTCTGCTCCCCTAAATACAAGTGACTCTTCAGTTTTAGTAACAGAATTGAAGACTCAAACGTTGGTTAATAAGACATTTGAATCCGCTAAGATTAACAACCCTAACGATTTAAACGGTCTTGTTACTATTGACGTCTCTAATATCACTGAAGCAGTATCGATTCAATTCCCTAATGCGGATGCGACTTTACTTTCAACGAATAACATCGCTGAGGTGGGTATTAGTTTTGGTGGTCCGATTTCGGCACCTGTCTTGGGAGGACAACTAAGACTACAATCACATTTCCAGTCAGGATGGTAATTAAGAAATGACAGCAGGAAGACTAGCTGCAGTATCACCTGCAGCAACAACAGACACGTCGCTCTATAAAGCGAATATTACGGACACAGCATCGACGGTAGTTAATGTATGCAACCAGAATGGATCTGGTAGCACATATAGATTGGCGTTGAGAGATTACGATCAAGTATTACATCTTGATGGATTGAATTCTAGTGCATATAAATTTGCTATAGGTAATCCAGTATCAAGTTATTATCTAGATCTTAATCCAGGTTTTACAGACACCCAAGCGGTGCCTGGCACAAACTTTACGACAACTAATGGTGCCACTGGTACTATACTTGATGTATTCAAACCTACGACTGCTGTTACATATTACACTAAGGTCTCTGAGATCATTCAACTTAGTTTCGCTGCTGATTCTCTAACTGGTACACCTGTAGATGGTGAGACAATTACAGGGTCAACCTCTGGGGTCACTGCATCTAACCGTGGTTTGATTGGTGCAGGTACTTCTGGTTACATTGAGGTTGCTGATATCACCACAGGTGCTACTTCAGTAAACGTAGATAGAAATACTGGTCTTGCCGACGGTATGTATATTACTGTTGGAGATCCATCTGCAACACCAAGTGATAGCACTGGTGAGATTATCTCTATTGATTCATCTGGTATTAATACTACGACTAATGTCTTGACCATTACTCGTGGTGCACTAGGCACAACTCCTGCAGCAATTCCTGCAGGACGTCTATCTGTTGCGTGGTCAGCATCTGCTACTGTTACAACGATTGACGAGGGTGGCACATATGCAGCGAGTGATGTAACTCTAACTGTAACTGACTCTACTGGTTTTGTTACTGGTGGTTTTATCTTGATTGATAACGAGATTCTAGAAGTTACAGGTGTTGCAGGTAATGACTTAACTGTTACTCGTGGGTCTTATGGTACATCTGACGTTAACCACAACAACGGTGCTAACGTTACATTGTTAACTAACAACGGACAATATCTGCTCAACTGGTTTACAACTGATGAGCCTATTACCTTTGCAGGAGGAGCAGCAGCAACTGTATCATTCAGTGCAACTGCATCTCAGACAATTAGCACAAAGTTTGTTTTATCAACAACAGGTGCAAGTGCTACCGATCATATCTTTAACCAAGCACTACAATTAGACCTTAACAGGACTTACATCTTTGATCAAAGTAACTCAACTAACGCAGGTAATGCATTTAGATTTTCAGCAGATGATACTGAAGGTCCTAATGGATCAGGTACTGAATACACCACAGGTGTTACAAAGGTAGGTACTGCAGGATCTGCAGGTTGCACAGTGACTATTGGTGTCACATCATCTACCTCTAACCTCTTGAATGTATATTCAGAAGATGGAGTAGATCCCTCACTGACTACAGGTCGTGGTTTCACTGTTAACGTGTCACTAACACCAACATACACAAGAATTTACATTTACAATGTAGCAGGTGAAGCACTTGCAGCAGCAGATACATTTACTGTTGGATCCACTACACAAACAATAAATGCAAGTGGTGTCAGTGTAGGATCTTATGGATACGTCCATGGATATGACCCTGCAACCAACCATCTAAAGGTTTCTATTGATAGAAATTCAGCAGCATTCTCTGTTGGTGATACTTTCTATGATTCCCCAACACTAATTAATGGCACAAGATCTATGTGCGAAGTTGTTGATGGTAAGATCTTAACTGTGGATACAATCGGTGCTGCTGATGCAAGTAGGACTGCCAACACATATACAGTAACTGGATCAACTAACGGTAGTGGCACAGGACAATCATTCCAAGTTGTAGTAGCAGCATCTACAGGTGCAGCAACCGTAACTGTATTGAATGGTGGTAAGAATCACACTGCAGGAAACACTGTTACCATCCTTGATAGCGATCTAGGTGGTGGTGGAGCAGCAAACTTAACATTTAATGTCGCTACAATATCCTCAGGTATACAAACTTCTGCTACAGGAGTTTATAATGTAAGTGATTATGTCTTCTATGATAAGGCAATCGCTGCAAATGTAACTGACAAAAACTCATCCATAGTCGTCGGACCTGGTCAAAACCTAGTCTGTCGTGCAGCAAATACAGGAGTATCATTTGTTGTAAATGGATTTGAATCTAACTCCTCTGATTATGAAGTTGTGAATATGACCAAGACTACCACTGATGGTGGTGGTGGAGCAGCACCCTAACTAAATATTCAGTAGGCATTCTTTAAATGGCACTAACTCGTCTTAAAAATATCATCACATCGAGGACTGGACGTATTATATACGTCAACCCCGATGATTTTGATGCGTCAGATAGTTTTGACAATAGAGGTAACTCAGCGTTACGTCCATTCAAGACGTTGCAACGTGCGTTTTTAGAAGTATCGAGATTTTCATATAGAGTTGGTTTAAGTAATGACGAATTTGACGCATTCAGTATATACCTATATCCCTCAGAGTATGTTTTAGATAATAGACCAGGTTTAACAGATTTTAACCAGATCCAACCATTCAATGAGAATAGTAACTTTGATTTAACGTCTGCATCCAATGAGCTTTACAAATTCAATTCAACTCGTGGTGGCATTATTGTACCCAGAGGTTGTTCCGTCGTGGGATCCGACCTCAGAAGAACTAAGATTGTACCTAAATATGTGCCGTATCCCACAGTACAAGGATCCCTTGGTATAACTGCTGCTAACGAGCCTACTGCTACTGCAATCTTTAGATTAACTGGTGCGACATATTTCTGGCAGATGTCCTTCTTTGATGGGGACAACAACGGTGTATTCTATAGAGACGATCTCTCACAGATAGCACCAAACTTCTCACATCATAAACTAACATGTTTCGAGTATGCTAATACTGCTGATCTAAACTTATACTATCAAAAGATCTCAAAAGCATACGCAACGATTCCTGATTCCTCTGGTATCATAGCTCAAGACCAATTACAGGCAAGAGTCGAGGAAAACAGAATTGTAGGTCCGATCTCTGATGAATTTGCTGTATCACAGATCATAAGAAATGGACAAACAGCAACCGCATTTACCGTGGATGAGTTGGGTAACCCCAAGAACCACGGTTTCTCTGTTGGAGTAGCAGTTAATATATCTGGTGTAACAGGTCCTACTGAGCAAGATCAGTTACTATACAATGGATCATTCTTTGTAACGTCAGCACAGGGTAACCAGTTTACCTATCAAATGTCTGCTGAGCCATCTGGTAACGCTATTGGATCTAATATTCTTGTTAAGGTTGAGATTGACACAGTTGACTCAGCATCACCATATGTATTCAACTGCTCTCTAAGATCAGTATGGGGTATCAATGGTATGCATGCTGATGGAGCAGAAGCAACTGGTTTCAAATCCATGGTTGTTGCCCAGTTTACAGGTATATCACTACAGAAAGACGACAGAGCATTCGTATTATATAACGCAACTACAGGTCAATATGAAGCACAAGCCGCAGGGTCTGGTGCACACATTAATGGTCTGGCAAAATATCGTAAGGGATGGCGTAACTGCCATATTAAAGCATCCAATGATGCATTTATACAGGTCGTTTCTGTGTTTGCTGTTGGATTTGGTGACCATTTCTTCTCTAGGAGTGGTGGTGACCTATCTATCACTAATAGTAACAGTAACTTCGGAAATACCTCTCTCAGATCTACTGGATTTAAGTCAGCAAGTTTCACCAAAGATAAGGCGGGACAGATTACGCACGTTATACCACCTAAATCCTTAGATGATGTAGAGGAAATCTCAGTTAACTGGGTGACTATCGATATTAACAAGACCAGAGCAGCAGCAGATCCAACAAAACTATTTTTATATGGTTACTCAGTAGAAACTGGCAAACCACCAAGTAAAGTCCAAGGCTATACTGTTGGTGCCAGAAGAGATGATGTCAACACACCTGACAGAGTTTATGTCTTGTTGGTAGCATCTGGTGCAAATGAGCCAACAACTCATTACGCAGAGATTGCACCTTCAGGTCCTACTGTAACAGGCACATCACCTGGTGATGACGACTCTCCACTCAAGTGGGATGTTACACAAAGCAACTGGTATATTCAAGTAAATGGTAGTGCAAACACAATTTACACTACACTACAGTCTAATACAACATATCAAAACTTAGGATTCACACCTACTACATTTGTAAGAAGAATCCCTGATGCTAGAAACCTTGTTGACAGAATCTATCGTTATCGTTACGTCCTTGATAAAGACGCATTCCCAGTGCCTAGGACACCGATTACTGGTTTCGTTATCGAGCCTAGATCATCAGAAACTAACTCTCCTGCATACTCGAGGACATATTACATTTATGCAGTCGAGACTTATCAAGAATTTGTTAGAGGTGTCACCGATGGTATATACTATCTGACATTCCTTAATGCTTCAGTTAGCCCAACTACAACTAACTTCAACGACTTCGAGTTCTCACAACAGACAGTCGATCTCTACCCTGCATTTGACAGAGATAACCCAGTTGCAGACCCCTCTGCATCTATCTCTATCGCAGATAATGAAGTATTGGGATTAGTGAAGACCACTGATGGTGCATCACCTACACCTAACGAGAATAAACAGTTGTCTATTACAAAAGAAACAACTCAATATTATCTACAGGAGTCGCAAAATAACTTAGGATACACTACAGCATCTAACGTGTTGAATGGTATCTCAGTTACTGCACGAGCAGGTGAGGCAGAGGATAGGAAGATTCCTCTAAAACTAAATGCTGACAGTAGCGTCCAACCTGTATTAGTAGAGCTGAGACGATATTCAATCCTTAGAGCATCTGGACACACGTTTGAATACCTTGGTTTCGGACCAGGTAACTATTCAACTGCATTCCCATCTACACAGGTGGAAGTATTGTCACCTGCTCAGGTTAGACTATCACAGTCACTAAAAGAAGCAGCAGGTGTTGCATACTACTCAGGTGTTAACAGTGATGGTGAATTATTCGTTGGTAACCAGGTTATTAACCCAGTTACAGGTCAGATTACTAACGAAGATATTGCACAACTTAACGTGTTAGGTGAGGAAGGCACAACTATTGAGACATTCTCTGAGTTGGTCTTAACTGATAAACTAACTGTTATTGGTGGTGCATCTAACCAGTTAGAATCAGTATTCTCAGGTCCTGTTACCTTCCAGAAGAAAGTAACATCACAGGATGAGATCCAGTCATTAGAGTTTACATTCTCTAATAATGACGGCACGGTGCTGAGAAAAACATTCTTAGCTGAGGATGATGGATCTGGGCTACCTGTTACACAGGCAGGATCAGCATTCAATACAGGAGACATGTGTTACAACATTGATTGGGCACCAGGTCAAGCACTTGGTTGGATCTATGATAATAACACATGGTATAAGTTTGGTTTGAGTGATACCGCACCTATCACATCAAATCGTTATAGTGGCGTCACACACTATGGTGTTGGTATAGCACCCGATGCTACAAATAGAATGAAGATTGGTGGTAACTTCTACATCGATGGTAACCTTGATGTATCAGGTAATTATGGATCAGCAGACAAATACACACTTGCAACTGGTATAGCAAACGCAAACAACGGCACAACATATAGTGGCGATGGAGCAACTGCAACCTTTGCTATCTCTGCAGGTCACACTTCATACTCACTCTTGGTATTCCTTAATGGAGTATGTCAAGTGCCAGGTGTTGACTATCAAGTGAGTGGAAACTCAGTTGATTTCTCTATAGGTACAGTGCCACAGTCAGGTGACACTATACATGTAAGAGAGTTGGTTATCTAAATAAAATATCGAGAGGAAGTAGATGTCTACTAAGATTAATGGTAATCAGATTGACGCTGCCACAAGAGCAATTATTACTGCTCTAACTGTGACAGAGCAGATCAACCTGCCTGCCCTTACTCAAACAGCAATTAATGGTCTTGGTACACCTGCCTATGGTACTTTGGTTTATAACACAACCGAAGACATGGCACAGATTTATCTTCAAGATGCTGCTGCAGGAGTGCCAGGTTGGGATGATGTAGGTGGTGGAGGACCTTCTGTTGGAGAAGATTCCATCGTCCGTACAAATGGACCTACAATCGGTGAGAATCTTACTGTAGGACCTATTGCAAATGGAGGAGTAGAGTTTACCAATGGTTTCACTGCAGGACCTATTCAGATTGCGAGTGGAAATACAGTTACTATTGAAAACAATGCCACATGGTTTATCCTTGGTGGAGAAGAGAATGACCTAAAAGAGGGAGAGGTTGTGCAGGCAAAGTTTGCATCAACACCCCCAGATCGCTATCTAATTAGAAACAATAATTTAGTGCAGATACCTAACCTCGAAGTATCGATTGCACCTACACATACAAACTCTAAAATTGTATTGATCGCAATGATTACAGGTAATGCTAGACACGTTACGTCATTTGGTTTCTTCCGTGATGGTAACCTAATTACTAGTGGACTCAACGGAAACTCCAACGTTGGTAGTGGATCTGTAGCGACTACATACACTGGTGACGACACTAGTGATCATATGTATTCGTGGCCAGTTAACTATCATGATACACCTGGCACCACAAACGCAGTTACATATACTGTTGGTGCATCTGCATCATGGGGTGGGTCGATAAGAGATCTCTATATAAATGATAGATCTAGCAATGACATGAGAAGTGTCAGCACACTTTTAGCACTAGAGGTGAGAGGTAACTAATGATTGAAGCAGATTGGAAAAAGTTTTGTGAAAGAGTAAGGGATAAGCAAACCATTGCTCAAGATGAGGTTGTAATTAAGGAAGCAATCGAAGCATTGCATCCTGGTGCAGCATATACAATGACAAACATTGATCCTTATAGAATAGTATTTGGAGATAGTAGAGAATATGATCCAGTTGCAATTCTAACTAAAGTTAAAGATATGACTTATACCGTCACTAACTTTAGACCTACAACAAATGAATTGCTTGACAAACTATGGAAAGACTTAGACGCAGGTACGCTAAATACTTCTGGGTCTTTCTATGAAGCACTGAAACCCTTTATAAGTTAACATGGCACTATTAAGAGTAAATACAATTCAAGATACGTCAGGTGTTAATGGTTTTAGTATCACTAACACTACCATCTCGATCAATGGTACATTGACTGTTAGTGATCTAGTAGTAAACGGAGTTATCTCTGGATCATCATCTTATATCGTACCTTCACAGTCAGGTCAAGGTGGAAAGTTTATGACTACTGATGGATCTAATCCGTCATGGTCAGCATTGACAACAAGATCTGGAATCAGATCCATGTCAGTGTTTACTGGTAATGGCACATGGTCTAGACCAGATGAATGTAAAAACATCATGGTAACATGTGTTGGTGCAGGTGGTGGAGGATCAGGTTATACTGAATCAGGTGGTGCAGGCGGTATGTCACAACGTCAAGTTGATGTGCAGAATGTCAGCTCAGTATCAGTAACAGTAGGAAATCCTGGTGGTGGCACAAACTACTCAGGGTGTGGTGGTAATGGAAACACATCATCATTCGGTGGATATTGTAGTGCATCTGGTGGGGTAGGAGCTAATTGCTCTCAGCAACATGCAGGTGGATATGGTGGAAACGGTAGTGGTGGTCAACTGAATGTGCATGGTGGCGGGGGTAATGGTCATGGATCACACCATAGTTATGGTAACTATTGCTCTGGTGTAAGTTATTATGGAGGTGGACAACCTGGTGGACACAACCAAGTAAACTGGTCACATAGACATGAATTACACGCAGCGTGGGGATCTGGTGGAAATGGATCTCGACATAGTAACAGAGGTGCCCGAGGTCGTGAGGGTATTGTTGTTGTGCATGAGTATTGGGGTTAACTAATGAGTTTATTAAAAGTATCATCTATTAATGATCTAACCGACACAGGTGGATTTTCTCTATCTAATGGTGGGGTAACTGCTACACTTCCTTTAGTAGTAGGTAATATTATAATCAACGGAGCGATATCAGGTAATTCTGGACATATCATTCCAAGACAGGCAGGAAATGCCGAGAAATTATTGCAGACTGATGGATCTAACCTTTCATGGGTAGAAGCAGCAGGACTTGCAGGTATTAGAAGTATGCAGGTGTGGACTGGTAACGGTACTTGGAATAGACCGTCAGACTGCACTAGTATCATGGTCACAGCCGTCGGAGCAGGTGGTGGTGGATCAGGATATTGTGAGGCAGGTGGAGCAGGAGGAATGTCTCAACGTGTCATCGATGTAAACAACGTAACATCTGTATCAGTAACAGTAGGAAATCCTGGCGGAGGTACAAACTACGCAGGATGTGGTGGAAACGGTAACTCTTCAAGTTTCGGCTCCTATGTGACTGGTGGAGGTGGAGGAGGATCAAATTGTATTCAGCAGCACGAAGGTGGTTTAGGGGGAGAAGGTATTGGTGGTACACTAAACGTATTTGGTGGAGGAGGAAACGCCCACGGATCCCATCATTCCTACGGAAACCACGCAGGAGGAGCAAGTTACTACGGAGGTAGTCAGCCGTCTTCTCATAACCAAGGTAACTATAGTCACAGACATGAAGCTCACTCAGCATGGGGTGCAGGTGGTAACGGATCACAGCACGGTAATAGAGGTGCTAGTGGTAGACAGGGAGTTGTCGTAGTCCACGAATACTACGGTAAACCATCATCACCAGATACCAGTTATGGTCAATCATCTGGCAACCCTGCCCAGTCTGCAGAGGAAATCAAGATTAGAAATCCTGGTGCAGGTGATGGAGTTTATTGGATTAACCTACCTGGCGTAGGAGCAACACAAATCTATTGTCTAATGGATAATAGATGGTTAGGTGGTGGATGGATGATGGGTATGAAAGCAACTAGGGGCACCACATTTAACTGGGATTCTAGTTACTGGACATCTAACAACACTCTCAACACAGGATCAACAAATACCAACGATGGTGATGCTAAGTTTGAGGTTATGAATAGATTCCTTGCCAAGGACATCATGGGAATCTGGCCAGATATTGGTAATGGTGGATGTATTCCCGACACCAATAGAGGATGGACATGGTTTGAGACAGACTTCAACACAGGATATGGTAGAGGTGGTAGGATTGAGCCTATTAACTTCTGGAATCAGGTAGATAGATTCTATAAATCTAATGCCAACGAATTTTGTGGTATTGGACAATTCTCTGGACAGTCACACGTTAGATTCTACGGATTTAACTACAGAAACAATCCAGGTTGGGCACGCACACGTTGGGGATTCGGATGGAATGAAAACGGTGGTGGGTCTGGTGGATATCCAGAAGCGGATATGAACTCTGATGACGTATCAGGTGGTATTGGTATGAGTGGTAACTTTGGTAGTTACTCAGCAGGAGATCGTATCAACTGTTGCCAGAACCGTAACGGAATAAATAGATCAGCAAGGATTGAATTGTACTTCAGATGAGCACACTTAGAGTTAACAATGTAAAAGACCTTGCAGGTATCTCAGGGTTTGAATTAAGCACTGGTGGTATTATTGCCAATGCTACATTGATCGTGGGAGATATTACCATCAACGGTAGTGTTACTGGATCATCAAAATATATTATCCCTAACATGTCAGGTCAGTCAGGAAAATTCTTGCAGACTGATGGCACAAACCTTTCATGGGTAGAAGCATCATCCGTCTCTGGATTTAGATCAATGCAGGTCTGGACATCTAATGGCACATGGAGCAAACCTGCTGACTGTAAAACTATCATGGTTACAGTATTAGGTGCAGGTGGCGGAGGATCAGGATATTGCGAAGCAGGTGGTGCAGGTGGTATGTCACAGAGAGTTATCGATGTGCAAAATGTCAGCTCAGTATCTGTTACAGTAGGAAATCCTGGTGGCGGTACTAACTACTCTGGATGTGGTGGCAACGGCAACTCATCTAGTTTTGGTGGTTATTGCTCAGCAGGTGGTGGTGTTGGTGCAAATTGCTCACAACAACACGCAGGTGGATATGGTGGTAACGGCTCAGGTGGTGACCTAAACGTCCACGGAGGTGGTGGTAATGGTCATGGATCCCATCACTCATATGGTAACCACGCAGGTGGTAGATCATACTACGGTGGATCGCAACCCTCATCACACAACCAAGGCAACTATTCTCATAGACACGAAGGTCATAGTGCATGGGGAGCAGGTGGTAACGGATCACAGCACGGTAATAGAGGTGCCTCTGGACGTGTTGGCGTGGTAGTAGTCCACGAATATTATGGCTAAATAACTAAGATTAATTTCAGTAATCAAATGAAAAAAGCAATTATCCACGGAGAGTCTGGAATTATCACAGACATCTGTGAAGAAGGAGACGAATTTCAGATCTACGATGGTGCTGACGCAACTATGAAGTGGATGGAAGTCCCTGACGACACAACTAACGAGCATCGTATGGTCAACGGTGTCATCTACCCAAGAGTAGAATTAGAAAATCAAGCAGAAGCATATCTTGTTGCACGCACGATTGCCTATGGTTCTGTGGGTGAGCAATTAGACATGCTCTATAAAGACCAAGTTAATGGCACAACAACATTTAAAGACCACGTTGCAGCAGTAAAAGCAAACGTACCTAGTCCAAGTAGTGCACCTGCATTTACAGAGGATGTTAAGAAAGTGCAAGTAACAGGCAGAATGGCTTGGGATCCATACCCAAGTTAAGAAAAGTATGCTATAATCTATAGTATGAAGATTTACATTATTGGTGGTGGGTCATCTGGATGGATGACAGCAACCACAATGCTGACAAAATTTCCCGAAGCAAACATCACAGTCGTAGAGTCGCCTGATACACCCCCTGTTGGTGTAGGTGAGTCTACGACTCAGTATTTTAGGATATGGGCAGAATATGTAGGACTCAAAGATGAAGAGTGGATGCCTGCATGTGATGCCACATATAAGATTAGTGTAAGATTTAGTAACTTTAATAAGGTAGATGACACACCATGGCAATATCCATTTGGTTATCATATCCAAGATCTACCTCAACCTGATGTTTATTTTTGGAATGCATATAAGAATAACTGGAGTAATGATAAATTTGCCCGAGAATATTTTGTATCAGCAGAAGCAGCAGAAAATAATTTACTACCCATCAAGCATCCAAACTTTAATCTTAAAAAGAATACTGGATTTCATTTTGATGCAGTAAAGTTTGCACACTGGTTAAAAGACAACAAATGCCAGAAGGTAAATCATATTATTGGTAAGGTAGATGATTTTGAGAAGGATGGAGACGAAATAAAATATCTATGGATAGATGAGAAACAACATGAAGCAGATTTATATTTTGATTGCACTGGATTTGCATCAGTACTTAATAAGTCTGAGTGGTTAGATTATAGTGAGTGGTTACCAAATGATACAGCATGGGTAACACGTCTAGACTATAGGGAAGGACATAAGAAAGAGGATCTCAAATCATATACACAGTGCACAGCATTGAGTAGTGGATGGGTGTGGACAGTGCCCACATTTGCCAGAATTGGGACAGGATATGTATTCTCTAGTAAGCATCAAGATCATCAGAGTGCATTAACAGAGTTTTCAAAATTTCTTAAGTATGATACTGATGGATTTAGGAAAATACATTTCAAGACAGGCAGAAAGAAAGAAGGATGGGTTGGTAATGTAGTGTCTATTGGTTTATCATATGGATTCCTAGAGCCATTGGAATCTAATGGTCTGTTATCAACACATGATAACTTGTTAAGATTCTGTAGGACGTGGAAACCGAACACCACTCAAATGATGAGAGATACATATAACAAGGCGATAGCATTTGGTTTCGATGGGTTTGCAAGTTTCGTTGCTCTTCATTATGCTCTTACTCAACGTAGGGATTCTTCTTATTGGAGATATGTCTCAAGTATTAGATATCCTGATAAGGGGATAAATGAAGCAGCAAGAGTCACAATGATGGAAGAGTCACATAATTTTTCCAGTAAACTAAACTTCAATCACAGCAGTGGTGCTTCACTGTTTTGTGTCATGGCAGGTCATGGATGGAATCCATTTAATGATGTCATTGAAAGTGAGATTAATTTTCATGGTGGAATACCTGATGACTCACATCTAAACAGTTGGACACATGAGTGGAATCGTGATAGACTGGGAGTTAATCCTTTAGATTATTATAATAGGACATTGTATGCAGTATAGATCATTTTGTATTGTAGGTGGTGGGTCATCTGGTTGGATGGCAGCAGCAACAATGAAGAAGGCATTCCCAGAGTGTGAGGTCAGTCTCATACAACCTGAGGGTAGAAATATTATTGGTGTAGGAGAGTCTACTTTAGGACATATCAATAGGTTTTTTAGATTTCTTGGATTACATGACAAGGAGTGGATGCCATATTGTAATGCCACATATAAATCATCTATTGCATTTAAGAATTTTAGGACAGGAGAGGGAGAGAGATTTCAATATCCATTCGGACGTATAGATCGCAACGATTATCGTAGTGATTATATGACATTCTTTGAGTTGCAAGTAAAGTATCCACACTTGTATCCACCCGAAGAGTTTGCACGTTTCTTTAATCCAAATACTATTCTGGCAGAAGAGAATAAACTAACGTCTGATTATATTTCCGAAGAAATGCGTAATTGGAATTTTGGTCAAGACACTGCATACCACATGGATAGTCACAAGTTTGGTGAGTATCTACAAAAGAAATTTCCTGAGGTAAAAGTATACACAGGTAATGTAATCAATGCCACTCGAGGTGAGACTGGTGACGTTATCACTATGAATACAGATAGTGGTGATAGAATCATGGCAGATCTTTATATTGATTGCACAGGTTTTAAATCC